AATTTATACTATTACCAGCTTCTGTTGCACTAGGAGTTAAAAATAAAGTAATAGTAACTCTGTCAATAAATCTTTGCACAAAATACTGAGTGGGTGCACCTTGCGCTGATTTGTTAGCAAAGGCTTGATAAACAGATCTATTTACTTTTGTTAATGGATAATCAATACTTTGAGCATTTCTATATGAAGCTTCTAGGATATCATCTACTCCATAGATAGCAGTGGCATCTGAAGTGCCATCACCTGTTGATCTGTACATCGTATAAACTGATTGGCCTTGAACTAAAGTTAAATCATTATTTGCAATTTCCCAATAGTGAAGACCTCTATTAGCCCACTCTTGAAACATAATATTTAATGATCTTCTGGCAGAACTTAATTGTTGACCAGTTACACCAACCATTCCTATTCTTTCATAAGATTCATGAACTATTTCATCAATAGAAAAACCTTTTTCAAAAATTGTAGCTCCTGAAGTAGTATTAGCCATCCAGCTTTACCCATCGTAGAATACTGAAATACTCGTAGCTAAATCTGTGGTACCTAAATCTATAAAGGAACCAGCATCAAACAATACTCCATTGTCTGGAATATATGGATCTACTGGAGTTTGATCAGTATGTACTCCCATTTCTAGTAATTTAGTTCCTGTTGTGGAAGTGTTATGAAAATTAATAAGACCCGCTGTTCCTGAAGGTACAATATGCATTCCTCGTACTCTCGTTCTTCCTCCAAAAACTACACCAGTTCCAGTTGTAGTTGCAGTAGTTCCCGCTTCTATATCTGTTGATGTACCGTTTTGAGAAATTTCTCTTACTTTAGTAAAAACTTTAGTACTTGTCACAGTTGAACTTCCAGCTGGTCCAACTAGAGTTTCAGAAATAATATCATTATCCACTCCTAGACCCTCTATAGTTAAATTAATTCCATTGTTAGTCACTGCTGTTGTCGAAGTAAGAGTAATAGTTGTTCCTAAATTTCCGGGAACATCAACTCCGCTATAGGCATGTGCTGACGCTCCAGTAGAGCCATCAGTTAAAGTTAAATTTCCCGCGCCTGTTAAGGATTGATTTAACATAATAGAATTAGTGTCCGCTAACGCGGCTGCAAAAGTTTTCGATTTTATTTGCGAGACATTCGCCATATTTTTCTCCTTTTAAAAGAGCTCCCGAAGGAGCTCTAAATATTAAATTATACTCTTACCCAACCGGATGTAGTTCCACTAAAAACATACCCACCAGTACCAGTACCAAAACCTCTTGGAAGTAAAGTTCCTTTATTAAAGTTTATTCCACCAGTACCACCAGCGCCTGACACAATTCCTTCAATACCGCCAGCACTTGCGTAATATATATACTCGTTATATGTAAAAGCAGAATTAGCAGCAGTCACGTTTTTTATTCTAATCGTGTCTCCTAAAGCTCCTGCCGGAAATGTGATAATAATATCAGCTGATTGCGCCGCATTATCAACAAATAATCCAGTAGCTGCAGTAGCCGCTTTATTCGCTGTAATAGTTTCCCAGTTAACCGAACCGACTGAACTTGTACTTCCGTCTGCGTTTTGTAGTATTATTTCTCCATTTTTACCTCAGAAGTAGTTGTTGCTTTTCTTCCGATAATCAATGGTCCTGTAAATGTAGTGTTTGCCATAATTAAATCCTCCTAGTTTTTTTGAATACTGTCTCTAGGCCGTCGACTATACGCGTCAGTATTCTAAATTAATTGTATAGTATGTTTTTTATACAATACATTTAATTAGAGCGCAAGAGGGCTTTATCAATGTTGTGATTTTTATATAAAAGTAGCGTTTAAGTAGCTACTGAAACTGTAGGTGCAGATTGCTCAATATTGTTTTGTCTATCTGCTATTTTGGCCTCTTCAAGCTTTATATCCTTAATAACGTCTCTAATCGCGTTATCAATTCTGACCATGTCAAGAGTATACTTACCTTCTTGATTATACTCCAACTGCCACTTCAACTCCAAGGACCGTTTTTGTTTGTACAGGTCTTGTACCATTAACAACCTCCTCATAGGTTATTCTTTTCACACGAGAATCATACATATCTCCCGTGTATTCCCAAACTATACTTTTTTCTCCCACTTTGTCAAGGATTGCTTTTTCAAGGGAATGAGGGTTATCTTCTGATTTTATTTTAAACCTACCATGATGGTCGTAGGCATAGATATTAACCAGGAAATCTTTCATTTTTAACTTATTTATTAGTCTTTAAGGTGTGCCCAAACAGGTAAATCACTAGCTTTTCTTCTAGCCATTTCGGCGTCTAGTTCACTAGCTGTTAATTGATCTGAACTTTCAATTTCCGATTTTTTATCATTAAAGAATGCAATCTTTTCTTGAAGAGGAACTAACTCATCAGCTGGTGTATCATCAACCATTGCTTCTAGTTCTTCAACCTTTGCTTCTATTCTACCTAAAATATTCTCTTTGTTTTTAGGTTTAAAATCCGGGTCTTGTAATTTTGCGTATATTCCTAAAGCCATAATGTTTTTCTCCTTATAATTTCTGTTTTTATATACATGCTTGAAATTAATTTCAAGTTAATTCTACAAGGGGCGATAAAATTTCGCCCCTTATAATGATTTTAAGTATTATACTCCAGCAGAAGCATACATACCTCTTGGATCAGAAAATCCAAAAGAGTATCTTTCTCTTGCTTTGTATCTAACGTTACCAGTGTCAAAGTCACCTTCCATTGAAGTTTTGATTGGTGATCTGTTGAACATCTTCATTCCGTTAGGAACATCAGTCTTGATATAGAATGCATCAGTGTCTGTTAGGTAGTGATTAAGGACGTATCCTTGTGGTAACATACCTCTAGACACGATAGCATTAATATCGTTATCCGCTGTTTGTACTCTACCTTTTGATTCCATCAATCTCTCAGCTGTAAATTGCTGATTAGGGTGAACAACCATTTTCAACCCTCTCGCTGCAATTTTAAGACCTCTTTCATCAGTAAACGCAGCAATGTCAATCAAAGACTGCTCTAAAGATGTTTCGTTAAGGTCGGCTGGAGTTTGCAATTGGTTAGACATTGTTCCCGCTAATGTAGGGTGGTTTACAATTGCTCCACCTGCATTATTACCGAAAAGTGATACTCCGTCTCCACCTGCAAAGTTTCCATCGAAACCATTGTTAAGTACGTTAGCTGCTTTAACTTGCTTAGTATTAGCCATAGATCTAGCTAATGCTTTTGTATATCTAGACGCTAGTCTATCATACAAGTTATCCTCGATCGCTTCTTCAGTGATCGCGAATGCTAAAGCGACTGTTTCGTGAGTATAACGAGCTGTGAAAGTTTCTTGAGCATCATCAAATGATACACCTTGACCTTCAGCTTTAACTTGCGCATTACCAAATCCTGATAACATTACTTCCTCTTCGAAAGCTCTGTCTGAAGATTCGATATCGAAAATTTCAGCGTGCTCGTTTTCGTAGTTTTTGTATTCCAAGCCGAACAGGGCGTTCAAACCTGGCTCTAGTTCTTTAACTAGTTGTGCTCTTGATATTGCCATAATTTATCTCCTATTTCTAGCTTAGTTAATAAACAAGTTACTAGCAGAATTAACTACAACGACCATGTTCACACCCGCTGCTGTAATGTCTTTGTTTTCAGGGTCTTGACCGACTCTGACAACTTTCCACATTTTTGTAGCAGCTGAAGCACCACTAATATCTAAAAGTACAGTCGTTTGACCATCTTTGTTATCAGTAGCAGTGAACGATTCGACGTTAAAGCTTTTTCCGTTGTTACTTGTTGGACATGCAGCATCTGTTTTGATCATGTATTCCTGAGATGGATCGTCATTCACGAATGCAGTACCATTAGAGCCGCCTGTATTGTAGTCTGTTCCAAATGTAGTCGATGCGTCTACAGAATTTGCGAACGTAGGTTTACTAGTTGTGCTATTAATGTAAAAAACTCCATTAAATACACCTACTAACAATGCGTTTGCAGCATTAGTATATGTAGCACCACCGGCACCTGTGTCGTCTGTAGTTGCGAAAGAAGCATCTTGTAAGAAACCTTCGTCACCACTTGCATCTTGAAGTGAAACGGGGTTACCTTTATAGATACCTACACCTAGACCAGATTTGACTAAGTATTCAGATTGACCAGAAGTTGCAGGTGTATTACCTAATCTCTCGATCATTCTTAAACCAAAGCCTGTTGTTGAAGCGTTAGCCATAGTTGTTTCTCCTTTTGTACCTGCCCCGAAGGGCCTCCAGTACGGTTTAATTTAATTTAGCGGCTTGGGAATTGTTAGAAATTAACTTTTCTTTGGTCCACCAAAAGTTACACGAGTCTGCCTATCACTATTGATTGGCATACTTGGATGTTGTTCCCTCATAAGATCGTGTTCAATTGCTTCGTTTCTCTCTTTAGTCTGTTTCTTAAAGTATTCAGTTCTTGAGAGAGCGATCTCCTCCGGTATCCTTGCCAACACAAGGCCACCAACTCCAATCACTCCTGCGTATTTTCCGGAATTGACAGTAGGGTAAACTTCGCCTGGATATTCATCAGCTCTCACTAATTCATAACCAGATCTAATTTTACCAGACATATTTTTAGTGTCATCAAACCCTAAAACTTCTGTCCTTAACCATCTATGCCTAAAACCATTTGGCGCAGCGGGTGCATCTAAAGATGATGGGGGAGTCCATGTTCTAGGTTTAGTTTCCTTAGCCCTAGTTTGACTCGCACGTGGGGTTTTCTTAACTTCGTCTTTTACAACATTTTTTTTCATATGCTATACCTCCTTCGTGATTTTTAACTGTTTCGCATATTCTTCCAGTGGCACACCTAATTTTTTAGCGATTGTCGCTTGAGATGATGTGAGTCTCACTTGTTTGCGACCAGGTCTCACAGATCTTTTAGCCGAAGCCACGGTCTGAGGGGGCCTAGTCGTTTCCCTATCTTCATGATTTGTACCAAATTTATGGGGAAAGTCAACTCTCATTCTCTTGTCAATTTCTGCATAATACTCGTCTGAGCTTGGATCAAATCCTTCTCTATCCACTAGTTGTTTGTGTACATCAAAAGCAGTGTAAGTCATTGCACTATCTTTTCCAAACCAACTATTTCTAGCTGCCCAATCTTGTGCTTTAAAATCAGGTTCTCTCGGGATTTTTCTAGATGGTGTAATATTAACATCTCTGTCTATCAACTCTGCTTTAGAAGTTGTGTTCTTTTGCTCTTCTAGTCTTGCTTCTTCATAACCAAGTCTAGCAATTTCTTTTTGAGCATTAACTTCAGATTCTAAATCTTGAGCTTCTCTTGCAGCTGCTAATGTTGCGTAAGTAGCTTTTAAAGAAGATTTAATTCTATCTTCTTTATCTTTTAAACTACCGGTTTCTAATTGAGAGTATTTCTTTTTAAGACTATCACTTGAAGCTTTTATAGATCTTGCATAATCTAAAGCTTCTCCTTTTTGTCTTTCAGCTTCTCTCATTTTTTTAGTAAGATTATCAATTCTTCTTTTAACTTTCTTACTATATGTTTCTAATTCCTGTTCTTTCTCTTCAGTCTCTTCTGTTATTTCTTCTGGAGACTCTTCTTTCGTTTCTGTTTCAACAATTTTTTCTTCTGTTTTTTCAACAGGTTGAATTGCTTCAACTTTTTCAACTTTTTCTTCTGGTATTTCTACATTTACATCAGGTCCTGATGTATCTATATCGACCATTTTTTTCTCTGTTGGCATAGTTCCTCCTCGCTATGTTTATATATAATGCAACATGAATTCTGGGTCTGCAACAGTCCCTAGAACTTCATCGTCGTTAATGATACGGACTTCTCCGCCTTCTATTGGTAAACGTGATCCTGCATACCTTGCAAAAATCACCCAATCTTTTTCTTTACACCAAGGCCCTGTTGAAAACTTTTCTTTATCCTTAAAAGCATCAGGTCCTATTTTTAAAACATAACCACAATTAGTTGCGATCCTTGCTTTATCTAAAGATTCTTGTGAAAATATTAAACCACCTTTGGTTTTTTCTTTCGGTGTAAAAGGTAAAACTAAAAGTCTCCACCCGGAAGGGGTTGGTAATTGATCAGCTATTTTATCGACGTTTGTCTCGTCTACTCTTTTTGAGTCTTGTTCTCGATACTTTTCTTCAAGTGCGTGTTTTATCTTCGGATTTTCCGAAGTCGATAACGTTTCCTTGCTCATTTTTTTGCTCCTTTTCGTCTAGCAGGTTAGAGATTTCCTGTTGTATAATTTGTAAAGCATGTGCTTTACCAAGTAGATACTTGTATTTTTCCATATTGTCAACTGCTCCAGCTGAATATGTTTCGTTGATCTGTTGAATGCCTTGCTTCAACATCTTTTGAATCTTGTAAACAATGGTAATGGGATCCATTAAC